CTGTCGTACTGCGTATTGCGTCCTACCTACATATTAAAAGCTCGCCCCGTCCTCGACGTCTCGGCTGAGATCGCCCGACGCGCCTCGGTCTACCTTGTCCCACTCCACCTTGCCCATCAATTCGTCGATACTATCGGCCGCCAACACTTCGGCACCGGTGCGGCGCTCAACCTGCCGGTTGCGTGCGTCCCACGTCTCGGCCTCGACTTGGCCGGCCGTCTTGCGGTCGCCCTCTTCCAGCCCGAGCGCCTTGAGCTTGACCTTCTTGTCGGTCGCGTTCTCGTAGTACATGCCCGTCTGCGGATCGGGTACAACCTGGTTGTGGCCCTGCGTCGTCATGAGGCGATTAAACGAGCCCATCGCCCCGAAGTGGATGTGCGACGACTCGCCACACTCCGGGCATTGCCGCACCGGGTCGGCGCCCCCGCGCGCCTGCGTAAAGTAGACGTCGAGCTCGATGTGGCCGGCGTTACAGATGTAATTATGAATGGGCATAGCTCAAAACACCTTCCTTATATCTTCAATCAACTGGCGCCAGAACGGCGCGCACTCCCGACGATCCTGGCGCAACTGCTCGATCTCGCTCCGCAACTGCATGAGCTCGGCACGGCACTCGGACACGTCCCGCTGCAGCGACGCAATCGACGATTGCAGGCTGCTGGTGTGCGCAATAACCCGCTCGGACCATTTAATGATGTGTCTATCATTCAAATTTCTTCAATCCACCCGAACGACGTGATCGCGGTCGACGTCTGCGATGATTGTGCCGATACCGTCAACGTGTCGCCCGGCGCCATGTGGAATCCCGTGTCGAGCTGGACCACCTGCGACGCCGTGCCGCCCACCGTTATGACCTCAAGTAACTCAAACCCACCCGTCACCGTTGTTGCCGACGTGTCGACCTCGACGACCGACGTATTGGTGTCTATATCGCTATACGATGGCGTGCCGCCCAACGTCGCATTGTAGAGCAGGCGGAAGTTGATCGTCTTGCCGCCCGAATTTTCGCCGCCACCACTCCATAGGTCCGGGAAGATGTGCGTACGATTGATGCGCGATTGATACACCTCTTTGACGCGGATCGTCAGCACCGCAACCTCCGTTGTGACGCTCGCCTTACTGGCATCTGCGCCGAACCGCTCGCCGTGCTCGACCTCTTTGCCCTGCACCATGCCGACCATCGACGCAGTCTTGAGCGTCATATTCGTCGTGTTTGCGTGATTTATCGCCGACACGTACAGCGGAAACGTCGGGTTGTAGACACTCGGCACCGTGTTTTGGTTTGCATATACAATTCGATGCACCTCAACAAACGATCCCGTCGCCGGCTCTTCGATATAAAAACGGATAGCGCCAAACCCTAACCACTGGTAAGCAATGCGATAGACATTCCCTTTGGTTGGGTCGAGCGTAACCCCCGAGACGCCGGTCCCGTCAAACGTATCAAACCCGTTCCAACTCGACTGCGGCGTCCAATCATCGGTCGGCGCAACGCCCGTGACCGTATTGGCGAACGTCGCCGTCACTCCCTGCCCTGAAACGCTATAACTGCCGCCATGTGCCGCCGCGTCGAAACTCAGAAACTCTACAGTCTCCCCGCTGACATCAACCTGCCACCCGGTACCTATATTGGCGAAACTCACGGCCGCGATCTTCCGCGCCACGACCGCCGCGGCGTCGCCCGATGTCACGGCGACGGTCTGCGTGTCGCCGTCGAGCGTTATCGTAATGTTTCCCGTTCCGGTGGCCGCAGCCGTCACCGTCATTTTCGCCAGGTGCGGGTTGCCGGCGCGCCTGCGACAAACATTGAAATCCGTGCCGTCATACCCGAAAAAGAACCCATCCCCGACATCGCCAACGCCGATCACTTGCTGGCTGCCGGCCACACCCTCCGTAAAGATCGCCGTAAAACGAACCTCGGCGCCCTGCCCTGGGTTATAGTGCAAAACGCGGCGACTGATTAGACGCGCCGACGAATTGGCCGACGTGCCACTCTGCACAATGGCCATCGAGTCGGCCTGCGTGATCGTCGCCCCGTTGTTTATCTCAGATTTAGCGACGCGGCTGTTGATGTTGTACGGAAATTGCATATTGACGCGCGCAGTCGGCTCGGCAACAGCCAACTCCCCAAACGCCGTCTCGATCGACGATCCGCCGCTTTTTAGCGCCACATAGGGCGTCTTTACCCGCCAGTTAAATTCCGTCAATGCTTAATATCCGACCGATTCTTGCGCGACTTCTGACGTCCGTTGTGCGTTCGACTGCACCTGGCCCATCAAGTCTTGCGCGTTCGTGTTTGCGCGCGCCCGTGGCGCTCGACCACTGTCGGCGCCACTCTCGCCCTGCTTGGATTGCTCTACCGCCTGCGCGTGCTCTTGGAGATGCGCCTGCATTTGCTGTTCATACTGCTGCAACTGCGCGGCCGCCTGCGGATTCGCCGGGTTGCCGGCCATATCCCGCATCTGCGCCGCCTGCTGCAGCTGCATATACTTCGGATGCTCGCGGAACTTCTGATGCACGCCTGCGTGCGCCATGTGGTCTTGTTCGGGCAGCACCGCGATCCCCTCGCCATTAAAGAGGCGGTCATTCTCATACTGCGCAGCGCGCTCGGCCTCGGGGTTGGTCTCGTCCTTCATGATTGACGTGACATCGCTAACGCCGTTGGCCTGCGCCGCCAACTTGTCGACCTCGGTCTGGTCGTAGCTCGGGCGACCGCCGGCCCACTGGACGAAATTCATCGTGCGGTCGCGTTCCAACTGCGCGAACAAGGGCTGCGTCGACCCCGTCTTGGTCTCGATGCGGAAACTCCACAAGAAATCCGACGCCTTGAGCGCGCGGATCACACGCGCCTCGCCGTCGGGGGCAATATTTTGCGCGAAATTCTCCGGCGTATAGCGCGGGTCGCCCATAATCTGGAACGCATTGCGAACAATCCCCTCGTAAAAGCGATTCACAGCCGCTTCCATCCAGTTGCCATTTATCTGTGCCGCGGCAGCGACTACCGCCGCCTCGGTCGCCGAACCCGCAGACCCGGCCGTCGGGGGCGACAACGCAGCGATCTCGCGCTCGTACGCCAACATCATATTGTTGTAGTTGTAGACGTCGGGCGGCACGCTGCCCCACTGTAATTCGCGGATATTGTTGATATTTTCTAACCCAACATGCTCGCCATCGCGGCCCGTGCGCAGCGTCTCGCCGATCTCTGGGTTGTTTTCGAGCTCGCTATTCTGGACGGCCGTCATGCGCGACGTGCGCTTGAGCATATCCGAGATGCGCGACGTCTGCTCTATAATCGCGTTTTGGATATCTTCGACATACGCCAGATGTCCTTTTGGGTAGTAGTTTTCGGCGCTCAAGTCGAACTTGATCGGCACGAACGGAAATCCCTGCTCGACCAACCACCCCTGCGCCTCGATGCCGCCGTCGAGATCGAGCACTGGCTCGGTCGGCTCGCCCGTGTCGGCATCCAAGTCGAACACCGGCTGCCCGAGTGTGTCGAGCACCTGGGGAAAAGACATCTTGCGGAACGGATGCGGCCGGTCGTATATAGGCTCTTCGCACCCCGCCACGAACATGACCTGTCGGCGCTCCATTCGATTGTGCCACCGCTCGACCTGCACGAACTCGCCGTTCTCAATGGCGCGACGCATTGCCTGATGCTCGGGAGAGTCGTATTGCGCGCCGGCGACCTCGCCGTACCCCACCTCGTCCTCTTTGCCCATCGGCGTCGGCTTGATCTTCTTCTTGTTCTCGATGGTCGGATCGTCGAGCAGATATTTAATCGGAACCCAAAACTTTTCGCGGATATACCGCTTGTCACCCAACCGATGCGGCGATCCAACCGGGTCAACATGGACATACCCCGGCGCGACGCGCTGGCATACTACCAGATCCTCGGCGAAGTCGTCGTTGGTCGTATAAGGCGCGATGATCTCACCCTTGCTATCGCCCGGCGGGTTGTAGTCGAGACGCACCCAACCAACACCCGTAAAGAGCGCGTCGAAGATGGCTTGATGAACGTGCGACCGCAGCTCGGTGACCTGCATCCACGCGGCCGACGTGCGCTCTAATATTTCAGCGACGCCCTCGTTGGCCTCGTCCTCAACCGAAAACTCCTGCACCGGGTAGTTGTGGGCAACGGTCCCGAGGATCTGGCGCACAATCGGATAGAACCGAGATATCTTGACGACGTCTTGCTGTTCCAGGTCGCGGATCTTCGTCTTAAACTTGAGCTCATAGCTATCGTATAGGCGCTGCCATTCTTCCATGCGCTCCCTATACAGGTCGTCGAGCATCTGGCCTTCGTTCTTATACCATTTTATTTCGTGTCGGTTCATTAACTATAGCGGCCCTTCGGCTTGCTGCCCTGCGTTATCTGGGCGATAAGTTTGTTGCCGTCGGCCCTATTGACCGGCACCATGCGCCTCGGCTTATATACGTGATTAATCCCATACCGCAGCGAGTCGGCGCCATGATCGTCGCCCCCCTTTGCCACGTCCTCGGGGTTGCGCGGATCGCGCTGGACGCTCAACATCGAGTCCATAATCGGGTCGGCGTAGCCGCGGAAGAATTTGAGGCGACCAGACAAGAGCAGGTTGCCGACGTTGCGCCAACCATTCACGCGGTCCATATTCGCGCGCGTCAAATGGATTCCCGCAGCAACGAACGTATCGGCCGCGCTGCGCGCCTGCGTCGCCTCGCCTGGGCTGCGCTTGGTCCACATATCCGCCGGCGCTAAGACCAACCTGGGGGAGCGCCCTTCGACACGTTTGTCGCCGCGTGTCCACGGGCAATGTTGGATCATCGCCTTGATGCCGGCGGCGTGTTCAGCGCCAGCCCCGCGCGAATAATAGCTATTGACGACCCAAACGTCGTCGTCGTGATCGACCGCCAGCAGCGTGCCGACCGTTGGATTGGCCTCGCCATAATCCAATGAGGCGAACAGGCTCCAATTGTCGGGGATCGGGAACGGATCGACGAGCAGGTCGTCTCGATGCGCCTCATAGTAGGCGTTGAGTGATACATTCCAGTCGCCGTCGAGATACGCGCGGGTCAACGCCGGATCGCCCATCGACATCATGCGGCTGGGATAGTCGGGGTCGACCGAGAGTAATTCGCGGTTGTCTGTGACCAGGCTCGGGATGAACGCGCGCACCATGCCTGACTTCTTATCGCGCATCGGCATATAGCCGGCGGGATATTTGGTGATGCCGAAATACTCTTTGACCTCGGCGTGGCATCGGCCGCCCGGATTGCCCGTGGCGCGCATTCGCTTGCCCTCGGCAGCGCCGCGCAGGCGGGATTTCATCATATTCCACGGCGTTAAGCTGTCCCACGTCGGCAACTCGTCGAACGCGATCCAGCTATATGAGTGTCCCATGTACTTGATAAAGTCGGCGTCGGTGTCCATGTGCCGCAGGCGAAGCTCCGCGCCCCCTGGGAAACGCCACGTCTTGATGCCTACCTTATACTCGGCACCCATCGCCCCATATATCTGCATCGAGCGATGGACCAGCTCGTCCATGTCAGTGCTATGACGCCGAAACAAGACGCCAACCCACTTGTCGCCCTGGTCAATGTCTTGCGCGAAATCCCCGAGAAGGAAGTCGCTCTTGCCGCCACCGGCTGCGCCGCCAAAAAACAGCTCGTCGATCACCCGGCGCGCGGTTATCGCCATCGTCTGCGGGCCAAGCTGCGGCGACCATGCGTATTGCGCGAGCTCAGACATAGGAACCCGATTTTCTCATTTTACGCTTCTTCCACGATATTACCGGCGTATCATGCTTGACCAATTTCGCATGATTAGCATCTATGTGATACGTCACATCGCTCGAACATACATCAACAATAGTTGACGCTACCCGGTTTAACTTTTCGGCAGTCAAAACCTCGCCATCGCAAAAAAGCTCTATGGTCCGTTGCTCAGACATCGCGGCTCCATTTGACCAGATACGCCGCTACGACCAAAACGCCGACAAGCGGCAACACCCAAATGGTGTGCGCCGCTGTGATGTACCACGGGTTTCTATTACCGTGATGGTCAAACGATTCGATCATTGCGTTGCCTTGATAATATTTTAACTATTCATAAGGGACATTATCACTACACTAAATAGATAAGTTTTAGGCATTTTCTGTAACTTCTGCGCGTGCTGCCTGCACCTTCTTTTTGATCTCGACCCATTCCTCGATTGAGCCGGCCGCCGGCGGCGTGTCGATCGCCAGCTTTATCTCGCCAGTGTGCTCGAGCTCGGTCTTTTCCTTCCATCGAGCATGTTGTGTCGTTAAGACCAGGCGCGCGGCGCCAAAGTGGTTCTCGCCAAGCAGGTTGTCGATCACATTCTCGGCGATGTCGATGCGGCGTTTGCGGCACTCGATCAGCAAATCTTCCAGACCCTCGCGCTTTATTATTGAGGATATGGCCTGCCGACTGCACCCCAACGCCTCGGCCACGCTCGTTTTGACGCCATTATAATGCCGCAGCATATCTATGACATCCTGTACCGGTATTTTTTGACCTCTGACTGCCATTGACAAAAAAGGAGTTAAACGCCGCCTAAACGGGCGTAGTCTGTTTCTGTTATAATGAACGCGCGAGCGCCGCGGTAATTCGTTTCGACGCCCAGCAGAGGCTCTTTTGCCCCGCTGCTGGCCTGCTTCGATAGCTTAGCGATCTGCTCTTTGAGCTCGATCACTTCCTTCTCTAACTCTGATTTGGTTGGCATCTTCTCAGTAGCTCCATATCGTCGGACGCGGAAACCCGCCCCCATTCGGTAATGTGTCAAGATGTATGAATCGAGCGGCGTACTCGCCGGCCTGCTGGATGCCCAGGCCCGTAAAATCGAGTAACATAGCCTCATGGACTACGGCCCACGCCTTGTCGCCACGCACAGCAATATCCACGGCCTGCCCGGTATTGTGGGCGCCTGGGCGCTTGCCTGCGTCAATCTTTGCTTTTTCGATGGGATGTTGGGGCGAACGATACCCCGATGTGACCTTGAGAGGAAACCCGACGCCATTGCGCAGGCGTTGGAGTTTATCCATAAATGCGACGTCGACCCAAATCTCGCCGGACGTCGAGCAGGTAAACTCGCGCGGGCTAAAGTTGGGCCATCGGTCTCTCGGCCAATTCTCGGGTGCGAACTGCTGCATTATCTGGTGGACCCTTTGCGCTGCAAACCCCTCGCCGGCAAGAGAGGGAGATTGGTCGATGATCGGCGATTAGAGGTCTACGACCTGGCATCGGTGATTGCTCGGCAAAGCAACCGTCGATCTACTTAACCAATTAGGATTAACCTGTTGTGTCTCCAATGTAGTTAATTCATCTACGAATGTCCAGTAATTTACATAATTAATTTTATATGGCATAGTGTCGCCTATATCTTGGCGCAATGTATAATGTATTCCGAGGCTAACCAGCTTAATCGAGTTTGGTGTAGTAAAAAAAAAAAATGCGGCAAAATTTTCCCAC